TACACTGTTTATGAGTAGAAATACTACATATCAAATTGAAACTTATTTTGACGAAATTAAATTGAGATTCTTCAGCTTTGACGGTTCTAGTATTGCAGCAGACGTTGTGAGAGTAGGGACAGGAATTAACCATTTTGATTTACAGATCAATGCTCCAACATACAATGCAATCAAGTATTATCACACAGACTTTCCTGACAGAGAAGGTGTAATTTATTTTGATGACGACACTGTTACTACCAATATAAAAGTCACAAAAAACAATGAAGAATTCACAGCTTATACACTGAACAATAATTTACTAAGCATCACTAGTGGATTAACAGAAGGCGATGTATACGACATTACCTATTACAGTGACAGTAAACTAGAAGGTCCTGCTAAAGATGGACATTTTTTACATGCGGATACTCATGTTTACAATCCACAAAATAAAATTCTAAGTGAAGGTAGTTTTGGCGATTTGGTTGCTCACATGAAAGATCAAATGCAAAACATTCCAGGATTTGAAGGTGAATATTTTGGTGACAACAATTATGACATGCTTCCTCATGTACACCAATTTGGTGGTACTATTAGACAGCAAGCATTTAGTACTGAATTACTAGGTCAAACAAGTTTAGATATTGATACAGATGTATTCAGTGCTTTAAAATTTAGTGCGCAACAGTACAGAGCATTTAAAAGTCAGTTTGCACTCAAAGCACAGCAACTAAACAATAGCTTGGATATCAGTATTCCGGTACATGAACTTGTAGATCGTGTACTAAAAGATATCAATGTTGGTAAAAATGCAGACAGTAGCTTTGCTAATAGTAACATGGCAATGTACAGAGATTATGAAAGTGAAGACTTTTATTGGACCAATAGCACTACGCCAGTGTTTACACTGCCAGAAACTATCAACACATATGACGATGCAAAAAATCATTTACAAGTTTGGTTACTAGAAGACAATGGTTCTGGAACAGACGTTTGGAAATCAATGATCAATGATGTTGATTATACATTAACTGAAACACAGATTACTGTTAACAAAACAGTTGTATTCCCGAGTAGTGGGCAGGCACGTATTCATGTTCGTTGGTATCCGCAAAATGCTGTAAGTTTTATACCTAGCAGTGCAGTTAAGTTGGGCTTGGTTCGTCCTTACACACCTGAAATAAGATCAGATTACAGTCTTGATAGTACAAGCACTGCTACTGACAATGTTATTATTGGACACGACGGTAGTGTACACAAACGCAGAGGTACAGAGCTATACAATAGAGCCGCAGCAGGTTTTGATGCTGTGGATGCTGCCCTGTGGGATTTAGAACTTAGAATTTACAACAACTTATTAAGCGAGTTTAACAACATCTGGACATATCAAAGTGCTATGCCAAATGCAAGTAGAAAGTCGCCTAACAGTTGGGATGACATGACACAAGCTCTGTTACCAGAATATAATAAATGGAAAGTTCGCAACAACAAATTAGATTTCCAAAGTTCAACATACTTTGATGTTGCTGACTATTTCACTTACAATTATAAAACTGTAGGCCCGCAAATTGGAGGCTGGAGAGGTCTTTACACTTATTATTTTAACACAGACAGGCCTCACACACATCCTTGGGAGATGCTAGGACACAACACTAAGCCAGGTTGGTGGGATGCAAACTACAGCTGGACAGTGCCTGCTGAACGTACAGCACTTATTCAAGCACTCAGAGAAGGTCACTACAACGATCCAGCAGATGCTGTTCCCAAGTACAGTAGAGACTTGGCAATTACTAGACTGATTTACGATTTTGATGACGGCGGCAACAACATATTGGTAACAACTACTGGTGTACTAAATGATCCAGTTACAGCGGATCTAGTGCCTGCACCAAATGTTACTTTTGCTGCAAAAGATTTTGAATTTGGAGATTGGGGTCCTGTAGAAGCAGAATGGCGTAGAAGCAGTGAATATAAAATTACACAGTTTGTTGCATTGATGAGAACCAGACCATTATGGACTATAAACACTTTCTTCACAAGCAATAAACGTGCTTTGCTGAGCGAAGTAGGATACGATGACACACAGTGGATTTATACAAATACACAGTTCTTAGGAGATCACACACAGCCAAGACTAAGTTCTACAAAATATGAAGACAGTATTTTAGAAAGTGTCAGAGTAGTAGATGGCGGCAGCGGATACACCAGTGCTCCTAATATTACTGTGTATGATAACTTTGGCTCAGGAGCTGAAGTAACTGCTTTTATTAATAACGGAACAATTACAGGTGTAAGTGTTAATAATCCGGGTAAAGAATACTATAATAAACCTAGCTTAATAGCTAATACTGGAACTCCTGTTCTTGAAGCAATATTAGGCAATGATGCTAAAAAGTATTTTATTGGTTTGAGTAACGCTATAGTAGAGTTTGCTCAGTACAATAATACTACCATTGATCAACTGAAAGAAAGATTTGAAAATTTAGATTACAATCCGATGATTAAAGCTGGCGGCTTTATCAATATTAATAATCAAAAATTTGTACTAGAGAGCAGTCAAGACAAAGGCTCCACTGTTATACCAGAAGAAAACTATAGCAGTATTCTTTACACAAGTAAACCTAATTTAGAAGTGTTCTTTGGTGGGGTAAAAATTACCAAAGATAGCGGACGCTTTGTTGTTGAAGGCTTTGACAACAGCAATCAGTATTTCAAGTACAACAAGCCAATTAAGAGCGGTCCAAGTGTAACTGTTAGTGAAGAAATTCCTATGATCAGATATAAAACTTTTGAAACAACAGAAACAGTTTTAAGTTATAGAAGTACACTAAACACCGAACAAGATGTTTATGATTTCATTCATGGTTACAGTAACTATCTTCAAACTCAAGGATGGCAGACTGATTGGAGAAGCGTAGCTAGCCAATTTGTTTACTGGGCTGCTGTCGACGGCACTGGTACAGAAATTACACTGATGCCAGATACACAAAAAATTGAAATTGCAGACGGTGACAGAGGTTATTACGATACACTGAACAATCGTTATGATGGAGTTTATAACATTGTCGGAGCCAACGGAAAACAAATACTTCCTAATCGTGTTCTTATCAACAGAGAATTAATGAACACAGATAATCCTAAAACCAGTGTACAAATCACTGACAGTGAAGACAGCTTGTACGGACTAAGATTGTACAAAGTTGAAATCGAGCATGCTGTTGTTTTTGATAACAGCACAAACTTTGACGATGTAATTTACAAACCAGAGTTGGGACAACTACACACAAGAATCAAGTGGAAAGGTAGTAGAACAAAAGATTGGAATGGTAAATTATATTCTCCAGGATACTTGATTACAGACAATACAATTGTACAAAACTTTGACACTACAGCTAGAGAACTGGATCAATATTACGGATCTGCAAATGCATTGGGCAATCAAAGCATTGTAAATGTTGCAAGATTTAACAGCGGGTACAATAAACCAGACTGGGCAACTGATCTTAAACTAGACGACGATACTGCTTTTGAATTTGTTAAAGGCACTAAAAAATACAGAGGCACACGTTTTGCACTAGAAGCCTTTATGAGAAATAACCAACTGTTTGGTGCTTCTAGTACAGCGGAACTTTACGAACAATGGGCTGTTAGAACAGCAGACTACGGTGATATTCGCAGTAGAGACACAGTTGAATTTGAGTTGACTAAAGATTTGTTAATTACAAGTCCACAACTTGTTAGATTCCACGAAGAAGAAGTAAACGATGTTTTAACTGATATCACTGTAGACATTGACAGCAACAGTAATTTACTAGTAACGGGCAGCACAGTAGATGTGTTTGATACTAGAAATCCTAAAACATATTCTAGTACACTGCTCAATATTGACGAAGAAAAAGAGTTTGCAGATGACTTTATTACAGCAGGACTACCGCTAACTAGCGAAACTGATTATAGAGTTATCAACAGACAGGATCTGTTTGTTTTCCCAGAGCCAGCTAAAGAAGATTATAACTTTGCTGGAGAATGGCAAAACATCACTAATTGGGACAATAGAACAGCCTACAAGTACAATGATAAAGTTCTACACAAAGGTCGTGCATGGGCTATGTTAGATCCTGATGGAACAACAGGACTTACTAGACCTAATGATCCTATTGTTGTAACAGGAACAGTTACACTACCGACAGTGCCAAGTTCAGGTGAAACAATTATTATTGACGGTACTACAGTTAATTTAACCAAAACATCAACATCAACAAACTTGAATGTGATCAATTTGGTTGCTACAAACGATATCGCTAGTACAAATGTAGTGGCACACGGAACAACACTGATACTAGGCGAAAGTCAAAGTTCAGCTCAAACCGTTACATTTGATAATGTTGTCACAACTATTACATATCCTGACATTGATAAAATTGGTACTGTGGTTAATCCAACCATACAAGGTAGTAACAGTGCTGAACTCACAATTGATGGCACTACAGTGGTATTCAATGATACTGTGGGAACTACTCAAAATATCACAGCCCAAGCAGCATTTGAAAATGCGTTTAATGCTAGTTGGATACAAAACACTGCTAACATAAGTGCAGAAGCAGTTAATAGAATTGCTGCCTGGGAAAGTTTGAGACTTGGATTCTTAGGTGTACAAACAAGCGCACAATGGGTATCTTTCTTAAACAACTACTTTAGCAACAGTGACAGTGGATTAGAAATAAGTGTACTGCTAACTGAATACAATACAAGTCCAAGTTATGCTGCACAGTTAGAAGGTGTCATCACAAATGATGTTACTATTATCAATAACATATTGGGAACTAATTTTGATGCTGCACAAGTTATTGCTGGAACACAAACAATTACACCTGCACAAATTTCAAGTGCGCAAAGCAGCTTGGCTAACGGAACGTTTATAACAGATATTAAAAATTGGCTTGTTAACAATCCTGGTATTCCGTTTACTATCAACACTATTGTTGCAACACAAAGCGGCACTACATTCCAACAGTATACCCTTACTGATATCGTTAACAAAATTACAAGTGCTGGTATACCAAACATCACAGCTAGTGCAGATGCTAATAGACTAAAGATTACTAAAACAACTACAACGCCTAGCAATCCGTTTAGTTTAACAATCAGTGCTGCGGTAAACAACAGTGATGTTGGCTTTGGAGCAACAACTGAAACTATCAACAGTAATCCACAAAGCACAATTACTACACCAAACTTGACTATTGTTGAAGTTGTTAATCAAATCAACGCTGCTGGTATTACTGGTATTACTGCGCAAGTCAATGCTTTAAACACAACACTATTACAAATTAACTGTAATTTAGATCAATTGTATGTAGGAACAGGTACTGCAAACAGTACAATAGGTTTAACAACAGGTATCACACTTGCTGGTACAACAACCAGTCAAGTAGCTGTGGTACTAACTATTACAGATATTATTACACAAATCAACGCTGCTGGTATTACTGGTGTAACAGCCAACAACAGTAATAACAAATTGCAGTTGACCAGCACACAGCCAACAATGGTAATTGGTGCAGGAACAGCTAATAGTACTGTTGGTTTAACTGCTCAAACATACAGTGCTACACAAACAACTATTAGAAACGTGTTTGATGCACTGGTAGATGCACAAGGCAATCCTAGCTTTATCAAAATGGATAATGATCCTAACATCTTTAGTATTTGGGTAGCAGACAACAGTGAACAAAATAATTTTAACCAAGGGTATGCTGTTTTCCAAACCATGGACTTTGGCATGCACATTACCAATGCATGTGCAGGTATTACATCAACTGACAATGCGCAGATTACTATTGCAAGACAAGACGGTGATATACAAGCACACAATCTTCAAGTTGGAGATTATGTGTTTATCAGAGGAAGTACCACTGTTCCTAATATAGACGGTATTCACAAAGTTGTAGACACAGACTCATCTCACATTTATATTGATGAATTTATTGAGCAAGAAGGCGGTACAGGAAACATTTATCCTATGAGAAATGTTAGATTCCCAAGTTACAGTGCATTGCTCAACGCAGCAACTCTTCAAGATTCTGATACTGGCATGTACTATTACAACTTTTCAGGAATTAGGCAAAACCAGACACACTCACCAATATACGCATTTGTTGATAATGACGGTACTGGAGTTCCTGGAGTTTACTATTGGTCAGGTACTTGGAATGATGCAACAGGACACACCGGAGGACAATGGGTTCTGAAACGCAATGGCATTAGACAAGCTAAAACTAGATTGATAGAAAATATTAAAGTTTATGATGCAAAACGCAAAAGCACTATTGCTCAATTGGAAACATGGGATCCTGCTAAAGGTGTTGTACTAGGAATTATCAAAGATGAAATAGATTTCATTGTTACTGCTGACGTTGCAACTTACAATTACAACACCATAGACGGAGAATCAACTACTACTCATGCCTGGGGTGCTGCACAAGTTGGCAAGCGTTGGTGGAATCTCAACACCAGTATTTGGCTAGACTACGAACAAGGCAGTGATGACTATCAGCAAAACAACTGGGGAAGATTGTTTGATGGTAGTAGTATTGATGTTTATGAATGGACTCGCAGTCCAGTACTGCCTGAACAATGGCAAGAAGCAATCAACAGTAAAACAATAGTTGACGGTGTAGCTGCTTCTGGCGAAGTGTATTACGAATTGATCGATGGAGAAGCATTCTACAGCTGGTGCGAAGAAACTTATTACAACAACAGTACTAAACGCACAGAAACATACTACTACTTCTGGGTTAAGAACAAAGAATCTTTTGCTGGGCAACGTGTTTACAACACCAAACAACTGGCTGTGTTAATTGAAGATCCAACTGCGTTTGATGTAAGTTGGGCAGCTGCCAGTGGTAAGGATTTGTTGTTGTTAGGTAACGTAAACAAATACATTACTACAGACAGTGTGGTTCAAATAAATCGTATATACGAAAGCAACAGTAATCCTCTTAACGAATGGACATTGATTTCTGAAAACGATCCGGATGATGTTATTCCAGAATACATGCACATTAAGATGCGTGATAGTCTAGCTGGATTTGACAACTATAGACAAAGATATAGTTACACTACTTGGGCAACCGTTACTGCTTACAGTAAAGATGCAGTTGTACAAGAAGGCGCAGATTATTACATTAGTTTGACAAGTAACAATCAAGGCAATCAACCAAGCCTTGACACTGCACAAAGCTATTGGAGTAAAATTTACAACTACACATTGCCTCCCGAAACACAACAAGATGACATTGATGTGTGGAGAGGACAAATGGTTCCGGATTTAGATTTACATCCATACAACAGATACGGTCATTTAGTAAGACCAAGACAGAGTTTGTATAGAGATCTAGAACAAGCAAGACAAAACTGGGTTGACACAGTGAACAGACTGCTAGCAGATATTGCTGTAGTCAATGAAGTTATCAATTGGGATAGTGTGTTTAACTATACTTTCGTAGAAGGCACAGTAACTTATAGTATGAAGCCATATTGGAGTTGGGTAGACTGGAGTGTTCCAACTTATCAAAAAGGAACTGTAGCTGATAAAACACTGAACGACATGACAGAATTGCTAGAGATACAAAGCGAACCTGACGGAACTTATGTGTATGTAAGAAACATAGTACACAGCGACGGTATCAACAGACCAGAAATGTACTACTACGAAAATGGAACGCCAACATTGGTTTGGAAAGCCAAAGCAACTGTAAAACTAAGTGAAGAAATGTGGAATCAAAGCAAGTTTGGACACGGCTTTGATGCAACAGGCTTTGATATTATGCCTTGGGACACAGGAAGCAGCAATATTATCAGTAAACTGTTTGACTTGTTGAGAACAAAAGTATTTGTAGGAGATCTACTGTACAAATACAATAAACTTTGGTTCAGTTGTTTACATCAAGCAGTGGTACAAAATACAACAGATGACTTTGCATTCAAAACTACTTACGTTAAATTAAAAGTAAGTCATCCTATGCTATTGAACAGAGATACGTATGAAAGTTATGACATTACGCCTGTAGAAGATTTCTTCAGCGATATTAAACCTTTCCATACAAAATTACACACCAGTGTTAGAAGTGTAGATCATACTGAAGCTAATTTAATAGAAGTAGAAGAAACAGAACGCAATACATATATCGAAATGCGATACAATGATCATAGCTTTAGAGAATGGGAAGGTGATATAGTATTGCTAGGTGGAGACTTCAGTTCGATAAGCCTAGGCGTTGGCAATACTGATAGTATGGAATTCACAACTATTGACAATGATATAGAATACATATATAATGGTAATAATTTTGATCAACCCCATGAAGAAGGCTGGGGTGACGAGCTTTATCCAGTTGACTATACAGAAAATATTAGTATTCTTGTACAGACTAACAACGTTAGCTTAATCGAAAATCCAAACACGAGATCATTTAGAATTAATATGTATATGCCACAGAATATTCAAAGAAGCACAGTAATTGAAGACAATAAGAAAACTACCACTACTGCGAATATTCTAGCAACAGATACAACTGTTCCAGTTGATGCAGTTAACTTAGCAAACTTTGCTGATTATGGTGTAGCATGGATAGGAAGTGAACGTATCGAATACAATGCTAAAGATTCTGATAATTTGTTGTTTGTACAAAGAGGAACACTAGGAACACCTGCACAAGACCATGATTCAGGTAGTGTAGTAGCAGAAGCTAACAGTCGTATTCCAACATTAGACAGATTTGCACACTACGAAGATAATTTAAGACTGGCTTACAATGATAGTGGTGTAAGCCTTGCTGATCCAGCTGGGGGGATTACCCCAGAACATGCTTTCATTAGAAATGCAGGGCAAGGATCGATATAAATACTACAAATGGAAAAGAGCTATGAGTTTAAACAAAATTGAAACACCACTAGTTGAAATTGAAGGGCATATCAAAATTTGGGATCCTGATTCAGGTGAGGTGCTGGTTCGCAGACGTAATGCTGTGAACTTTGAAAACATGAGCATTGCTATTGCTAATTTGTTAGCCAATAGCAGTGGCAGTACCGGTACTTACGAAATTAGTACTATGCGTTTTGGCAACGGCGGAACTAGTATTGACGGCTTAGGCGCAGTCACATACAAAGCAACCAACACTAACAGTGCAAGTGGAGCACTTTATAACGAAACACACACTCAAGTAGTAGACGATGCTATTACAGCTTCTAGTGACAACCAAGTTTTAGCTAGTCATTCTAGCCCAAGTAACTATAGCGATGTTACAACTACGTGTACACTAGACTATAGTATTCCAGCAGGTCAAGATTTAACAGACACTGCAACTAACATGGATGACACATACGTCTTTGATGAACTAGCTCTCTATACAGCCAACAACGATTTGTTGACTCATGTGATTTTTCACCCAGTGCAAAAAAGCGCAAACAGAAAAATTCAAGTAGTATACACACTAAGGATAAGAAGTTCGTTCTCGGACTTATAATAGGAAAATAAGATGCCATATACAATAGATTATAATGATCCAGGAAAATCACCAATAGTAGTAAATGATGGTACAGTAGATACTAGTACTAGTCTTTCTCTGATAGGTAAAAACTACACAAGATTTGGTGAAATCCTAAACGAAAACCTGCTGTCACTGTTAGAAAATTTTGCTGACGGCACAGCACCAAACAATCCAACTGAAGGACAACTTTGGTACGACACAAGTACAAGTCGTTTAATGCTTTATGATAATGGGCAATGGTATCCAATTGGTGCGCCAGCTGGAACTACACGTATCGAGTATAGACAAAGATTAGATACACTTGGAGTATATCACTGGACAATTGAAACTATTGTGGATGATAACATTGTTAGTATTATTGTAGATGACACAACAGCCTGGATACCAGCACCAACAGAATTTTTAGAAGATGGTGTTACAGCTCTAAGTACTCAGTTTCCAACTATTCAAGCAGGCATCAATATGAATACCACAACTGATTACAAATTTAGAGGTACTGCTACTAGTGCTGAATATGCTGACCTTGCAGAACGTTACGAAGCTGATGAAGCATACGAAGCAGGTACAGTTGTGCGCTTAGGCGGCACACATGAAATTACACAAACTCTACAAACAGGAGATCCAGATGTATTTGGTATTGTTAGTACAGCACCAGGTTTTGAAATGAATGCAGGCGCAGGTACTGATGCTACACATCCATTTGTAGCACTAGCAGGGCGTGTTCCTTGCAAAGTTGTAGGACAAATTACAAAAGGGGATAGACTAGTTTCTAGTGCATATGCAGGAACAGCTAGACGAGCTGATCCCTCAGAATTAGATGATTACAGAAAGATAATTGGTAGAGCTCTTGAATCAAAAGATACCGATGATCAAGGTATAATTGAAGTAGTAGTAGGAGCGAAGTAATGCCGCAGAACGTGGGCCAGTTAGCAGAAGCCACACATTATAACACAGTAGCGGAAGATGTAAATTTAGTCTTCGGTGACAAATATCCTTCTGCGGCTGTGACGGATGTTAATAGAAAAGACACTCACAAGTACGGGTGGGGTGCAATCAATGTCACTGATAATTTAAGTCCTGGCACACTAATTACTGCGGAAAGATTACAAGACCTAGTAGAACGTACAAATGTAAGTATTAATCACATTGATGTAACTGACAGTGTATTGGTATTTGCAACACCTGTTAATAGAACAGACGTAACAGCACAAACACCGATACGTGCAGAAGATTTAAATTTAATTGAAAACAAATTTACAAACACAATACTTGTAAACAATAATCACGCTACAGTTGATCCAGCTGATGCTAGTGCATTGCCTGCGACACCAACTAGTGGCGGACCATATACTAGAAGCGCACTTTGGGATAACAGACTAATAGGCGAACATGTGTGGAGTTGGAACAGTTATAACGATGCGAGATATTTCTTTAACGGCGGTGGACAAGTACGCCTTGCGTTAGAGATGACTAACGGTTCAACTGCTGGATATTACAACTGGGCAGATGTTATCAATGAAATGGGTGTGCTAAACATGACATGGGATAACTTCTTTCAGAGTAATTCAATTACACTTGGCACTAGTGAAGGTAAAGGTTTCTACGATCTAACAGAATATTTTGGCGATGGTAGTGATGCCGGAACGCCAGATGAAGGTTTGTTGTTTACTAGTAGTGGTGTTACACTGAGTAGACAAGTAGGATCATATGGATATGGATATGGATACGGATACGGTACAGCATACGGATACATACAAGGTCCGGGCACTTGGTATCAATGGGCAGATCCTGCTATAATAGGCGGTACATACAGCAACAGTGTATATGCTAGTGCATACAGCATTTATAGCAGCTATCAGCAATTGAAGTTTAGAATTTATGGAAAGTATGCTAACAACGGTGCTGATGTGCATCTGAAGTTTATACTTGATGATAGTCAACACTACAATTTTATCGACGGTAGCATTGCTGCATCATGCAGCTATTTGATGCCAGATGTAATCACACAAGGCGGAGCAACATTTGATGTTAGTCCAGATCCTGTGTTAACAATTCTCGATAATTTAACAAGTCCAAACGATTTTTAATCGTTGACAAACCCTACATAAATAAGTTATAGTAGCATATAATTATAGGAGAAACTCGTATGGATGAGAGACTCGAACGTGCTCTAGAATTCGCAAACTATCGAATTACTTTGAGTAACCAGAAGAGAACAGTACGACAACGTATGTCAGTACTAACCACAATACACTATAAAAGCGGAGTATTCCACGCAAATCCACAAACTATTTCTTTTGTTAAGGCATTAGTAGACAGTGGTAAAGAATCTAGTATTATTTTAGATACTAAAGAAAACCCCATTGAAATTGAAGATTTGAATGATTTGTTAGATACACTGTTGAGTTCTTATACAGAAGCAGCTAATGAATACAAAGTTCAGTTGGATAAAATTAAAAAAGCAAGAAATATTAAAAGTTTAATGGACTGGTAATGGCAAAGACACTTAAAAAAGGCAATGGTATATGTATGTTTGCCTACAACAACGAACAGTTGGATTATGTAAAGTTTGCTTATGTATGTGCTCAGTTTGTTAAACGAAATATGAAAAACAATCAAGTAGCTTTAATAACTGACGATGGTTCGTATGGATGGATGAAACAAAGCATTGGCGAAAAAAATGTTGATGCTGTATTTGATTATGTTGTTATCGACGATCCAGGTAGTGAAGCAGATAGAAACATACGAAATCATCACGATAGTCCGTGGACTGATTTTAATGCAAAGTTTACAAACACTAATAAACACCGAGTATTTAATAACACACCGTTTGAACGCACACTATTGATCGATACAGATTTCTTAGTTATGAATGATTTTTATGACTATGTGTTTGATAGTGATTTCGAAGTTGGATTGCATAGATATGCAGAATACTTGGGTGGCGAAATACCTTATCAAAGTGAAGTAACACTGAACACCAGTGGAATCAATCATTGGTGGAGTACAGTGGTTTATTTTGATCAAAGTCCTCTTAGTAAATTGTTCTTTGATATATGGGCACATGTAAAAGACAATTGGGAATACTACAGTTTGTTGTATCAATTCCCACCAGCACTGTTTAGAACAGACTTTTGTGTAAGTATCGCTGCACACTTGTTCAATGGATTAAACAACGACGATTTTGTACATGACTTTTTAGGTACACCTTTATTGAACATGGATCAAAAAGATGACATTGTTAAGTTTAACAATTTAGATGACGTTATATTTTTAAAACACAATAGACAAGAACCATGGAAAAACATACTTATGAAGTACAGTGGAGATAATTTACATCTTATGAATAAACGTGCATTTGATAGACAAATTGATTTTATCAGACAGAGTTTTGAAGGAGCAACTTCATGAATAGAGGATTTATTTCACTAGGGATCAACACTGAAAAAGATAGAATCAAATACTGTTACGGACTTGCACTAAGTTTGAAATTGTCAGATCCTGAAGCAGAATTTTGCCTTGTAGTTGACCAAGAAAAAAGCGACACTGTTCCTGAAGAATACCATCATGCATTTGATTATATTGTTGAACTACCATACGGTAATACAGCATACAAAGATGGCTTTCATGGCATGAATCTTTGGCAGTTGTATCATTGTACTCCTTTTGAGCGCACAATTTATTTAGATGCTGATACAATATTACACAACGTTGACGTTGACGATCTTTGGGAAAGTTTAGAAAGTTACGATATTGCTATGCCCGGTAATGCGTTTACATTTAGAAATTTACCAGCTGCTCCTTGGCCTAAGTTTGATTTCGAAGATGCATATAAATTGCCTAAAAATTACAACAACATGATTTATTGGCGCAGTGAAACAAAAGAAGCAGCAGAATGGTTTAAAATGGCAGACCCTGTGATGCAAAATTGGCGCAGTGTTTATAACAAATTTTTTACAGAAAAAAAGCCAGAATCATTTAACAAAAATATACTGTGTAACTTGATAACGCATTGTGTTGACATGGAAGACGAAGTTAAGTATTTTCTAGGAAATCATTATGATATTAACACACAGAATCAAGGAGTGTGGCACGAAGAAATGCCAGAAGGCTGGACTGATCTATTGAACGTCTGGATCAGTGATAACGGTAAAATACAAATTGAAAACAGCGTGATGAATAATGGAATTATCCATTACAGCGATGAAAATTTTTTAAATCAAAGAGTAATAGATGTCTTTAGAACCCGTCTTACTGAAAGACAAGAAAGAGGCTAAACGTAAAGTAAAATGGTGCGTGTACTTCGATGAAGAAACAGGCGACATTATTACTGTAACCAATAAGCCCAAGGAACGTATACGTCATCCTTATCTTAAAACAGAAGATGAAGATGCTAGACAAATTTTAATGGGTGTTGTAGATCCTAAAAAGTATTCAGTTGTTGAACTGAGTGAAGGATACAAACTTATTAAAAGAGGTGATGTACTGCGTATCAGAGACAGTGAAAACTTTTTAACAAGTGTTCCTGTTACAGATAAACAAAGTGATGTTAACATTGTTTTTTACATCAACAGTTGGAAGATGGAAGTAAACTTTAGCCAAGAAACACTGTACAAAATGACAGGTAAAAGGCAGTTTAGAGATGTTAGTATTAACCCTGAAAAAGGTGGAAAGTACGATAAGATTGTACTGTATCTCATTAAAGAAAACGATCCTAACTTTCTGATAGACACTGTAGAACTTGATCCAGCAGAACTGATCGTAAAAGGTTTTGTTATGTATGATCTAAGTGATGTGCGCAATGTTTGCGGACTAGGCGAAGTAAACATACTAACTAAAAAGATTTTCAAAAACTATGGTATAAAACGTAAAAGTCATTTTGTAAATGCTGACTTTACAAGTCGAGGCGATAAACGCAGAAATGAACTTGTGATAAGTAAAAAACAACAAGAAGTGAACACTACGTTTACTATTATCAAACGTGATGAACACTACTGGTTAAAAAGCAATTTCTTAAATCCGCATGAACATAGAATTTACACAAACTTAAAACTGTATGTGGTTAAGAAAAACAATCCAAATCAATTGATGGAACCATTGCATATCCCAATAACTGATGTAGGGTTTAACAATGAATTCTATCTTACAACAAATAGTAACTTAGAAAACTGTAACTTTATAGCAGTCGGTGATAATAGAAATATCACATTTGACATAATCGAAGAGGACTTATTAAATGTCTAACCTAGTACCAATAAATGAATTTGACATTGTTTTTATCAGTTATGACGAGCCTAATGCTGAACACAATTACAATGATCTATTAGAAAAATGCCCTTGGGCTAAACGCAGTCACGGAGTATGGGGCAGTGATGCAGCACACAAGGCCGCTGCAGAACTCAGTGAAACTGACAGATTTGTGACCATTGATGCAGACAATATTGTCAGAGAAGATTTTTTCAATATTGAAGTTGATATGGATCGTATAAGACAAGACGATGTTATAAGTTGGGCAGGTAAAAACACAATCAACGGATTGGTGTATGGCAATGGTGGTATCAAATGTTGGCCTAAACATGTTGTTGAGCGTATGCGTACACATGAAGCAGCACCTGAAAGTGATAAACGTGCTCAAGTAGATTTTTGCTGGAATATTCACTATGTACAAATGAACAATGTATACTGTGATGTGATGAACAATGGTTCGCCTCTACAAGCATGGCGGGCTGGGTTCCGTGAAGGCGTTAAGATGGGATTAGAAGGCGGTGATGTAGTTGATCCAAAAGAACTTAAAAAAATTCATCATGAAAACTACAAACGTTTGTTGGTTTGGATGAGTGTAGGCGAAGATGTTACCAATGGTCTTTGGGCAGTTTATGGTGCTAGACTTGGTGCTAAAATGACAAATATTGATCGTCACAGTTGGGATTGGAAAAATGTACGTGACTTTGATTGGCTCAGCAATTACTTCAAAGAAGAACTGTTTCCTGAGTTCGAAGGCGGTACTGAAATGTGTGTCAACACTGGAATGATGTGGGACTACGATAAACTCAAAGCTAAAACAGTTGAACTTGGAGAAGAGATCAAAGGTGTACTAGACTTAGAAATCAGTGACTTGGGAAAAAGCGGTAGTAAGTTCTTTAAAAGAGTTTACAAAAATCCAGCAAGACTGGGTGCAATGGTAAGAGAAGACCAAGTGGAAGATTCAATTGGCTGAATGGGATGAAATTTACGGGGAAACATTTTGTGTTTACCCTTGGTTAAGTATGATGGTTAATACCAGCGGTAGCATTGATTTTTGCTGTATCGCAAAACCCAGTGTGCTCAGAGGCGACGACGGTAAAATATTAGACATCAGCAAAACAACACTAAAAGAAGCATGGAACGGCAAAGACATGCGTGACATTCGCATGGCAATGTTGCAAGGTGAGCGTGTTGAAAGTTGTAAGCACTGTTACTTGCAAGAAGAAGTCGGCAAAAAAAGTTTTAGGCAAATGCACAATGACGAGTGGGAACGCCGAATTGGTGAAGAAGCTATTCATGAACGTATAGAAGCTAGCTATGCTAATGATTTTGCATTGGAAGAACACGATCCGTTGTACTTGGATTTGCGATTAGGCAACTTGTGTAACCTCAGTTGTAGAATGTGCAACAGTTTTAACAGTAGTACTATTGCCAAAGAAGATTCCAAACTAACAGATGTAGAAGAAGATTATACTCGCATCCAAGAAAAAACATATGGCAAACGCCCAGACTGGATCAACAGTACTGAGTATAGAGAAAAGTTTGATGCTGATGATTTTTGGGATAACATTTACGAATGGATGCCTAATCTAAGAAAAGTTTACATGACTGGTGGCGAGCCTACTATGATCAAAAACAACATGGAGTTTTTGAATCTAGCAGCAGAACAAGGACACAGTAGTCACATCAATGTGTTTATGAACACAAACTGCACAAACGCAAATCAAAAGTTTTTGGACAGTATCAGCAAATTTGAAAGTGTTGATCTCAATGCAAGTTTAGATGGTGTTGGTGTTGTAAATGAATTCATCAGAGGCACAAAGAGTTGGGATATTATTCAACGTAACTATCGCAGTATGCTGGATTTGCCAAATGTAAACAGTAATATTACTCCTGTACTGCAAATCTACAATCTAAATCGTATACACGAGATATTGTATCTAGCAAATGATCTTACAAACGAATACTATTCAGATAGCGACTGGAAACACATAGGAGTTGACATACTGATTAACACACATCCTAATTATTTAGATGTTAGAAACTTGCCTGTTGAAATGAGACAAGATGCTAAAAATAGATTGATTGAATTCAAAAACGAATGTAGTATGTTATATGAAAAGAGTTGGCTTATCAAAAACAGTGTAGATGGTATCATTGGTTATTTGGACCAAGAACAGTTGGACAACTGGAAAGAAAATCTAACAGACTTTGTTAAGATGACTGAAGTATGGGACAGACAGCGCAATACTAATTTTAGTATTGTTGACGATGACTTATATCAAGCAATAAGAAAGATGATTTAATGGCTCAAGATTTTCTAGAAGATCACGGAAGTAAATTTTGTATACTTCCGTGGATACACATGGCAACATATACCAATGGTAAAAGTTTGTTGTGTTGTTTAGCGCAGCCAACAGACGATGACAGACTCAATCTAAACAATGCTACCATTGACGCTGTTTGGAACAGTTACTATTTTAAAAACGCTCGCAAAGACATGATAGCAGGCAAAGCACTTCCTGCTTGTAGACATTGTTGGAAAGAAGAAGCCAGTGGTATTCGCAGTCATAGAATGAATGAAAACAATCTCTGGAGTAAAAAACTAGGCAGAGAATACATTGACAATCTCATTGCCAGTACTCGAGAAGATGGACACTTAGACCAAGGAGTTATCACATTGGATTTGCGTTTGGGTAATACCTGTAATGTACAGTGTGTGATGTGTAGACCTACAGATTCAAGCAAATGGGTCAAGGCTGCTGAAACAATTGCTGCTGACAGCGAAGGCGAAGTCAAGCACGATTGGGAATGGAAAATTCAAGATCACAAACAAAACAGTTTTGAGTGGGCAGCTGATGATGAGTTTTGGATTGACGAAATCGAACCATTGTTGCCTAACATGCGTCACTTTATTTTTGCAGGCGGCGAGCCACTGTATCTAAAAAATCACAAACGCTTTTTGAAAAAGTGTGTAGAAAGTGGACACGCACAAAATATTGAATTGCGTTATCACACCAACGGTACTATCATGCCAGATGATATTATCGAGCTGTGGAGTAACTTTAAATTTGTAGAACTTATGCTGAGTATTGATGGCATGGGTGATCAAAACCATTGGCTACGTTATCCTACAGATTGGTCAACAGTTGAAAAAACATTAGACAAAGTAGAAAATGCTCCCCCACACATTGTTGGCAAAGTCTTGTGTACAGTGAGCGCACTTAATATTTGGTATTTGCCAGACTTTGCAGAATGGTTATTTGCCAAAGACTATAAAAAGATTGGCATACATGATCATCAAGGCATGTTCCATCCAGGCATACTACACTTTCCGCAGTATCTGTGCAGCAAAGTATTGCCCAAAGAAATCAAAGAACAAGTCACAGTTAAACTACTCAAGTTTATTGAAAAGTATCCTGATAAAAACAAAGTACAAGAATTGCGAAGTGTAGTAGACTTTATGAACAGCGAGGATTGGAGCGACAAGTGGGATGCTCTCAATAGATATATTGGCAGTATTGATCGTATGAGAAAAACCAGCTTTGTTGACAGTTTTCCAGAACTTTATCAATTGTGGAGACACTATGAATGAAGTTTGAAGTAACACTGGCTAATCTATTAGATGAACAAGTAAAAGTTACATGCGATGTTTGGACTGATTGGTTCGACTTGGGTATTGACAAACTGAAAATGTTTGAACTGCCTCAAGTTACCAAATACAATGTGTACAGCAAAAATGAAGCGTTTAATAAGTTTATCCTTGTTAGTAAAGAACTAGATCAAAAAGTCAATCAATGGAATAAAGTAGCCAAAAAGTACGATGTTGGTAATTTTAAACTCAGTGATATATTAGGTTACACTGTGATGGCAAGCGGCAACGCTTACTGTACTATTGATAACTTGATTCCTAGAATGGAAGATTTAAATCTTTTTAGTGGAACAATGAGCAGTGCTTGGGGATTTCATGTGCATCAAGAAATACTCAATCCTATGCAAACACAGATCATTACAATTTATCGTGTTCTCAATGATCAACATTTAATAGAACACATCGATCAATTGGTTGATATATTTTATACACTGAAGTTACTGAGAGAGATTGCTAGTTCATTAACACAGGATCAAAATTTACAAAACTTTGGTTTAAAGTTTCACGACAACTTTCACTTGCTAGACGACGAGTGGGTTGATAGATTTAGTTTTGAACGTCATCCTGGAGAGATATTTTTATATCCTACACAGATAGGATATGACTATGACAGCATTATGGTAGACATATATGATAACGAAGAATTTAATGCTGTAAAAATGACCAGTAACAGTTTTGACTTGATAGAACAACAGTGTTGTTATACAGGAGAGTTATTGTTTTGGTGTGGAGATTCTAGATATCATGATACTACATGGGAGCATTTAGAGTACAGTCTCAACAATTATTGGGGAGGCTACAAAATTAAAAAAACAGACATTAGAAATAGATACAACATGCTAACCTGGGGCATGATGAAAATAGGATCATTTGATGTTGTGCCAAAGCCAGGATACAACAAGGTAGTAGATTACAATGTTATCGGATAGTGCAGAACTAGTAGAAATCAAACAAAAGTATAACAATTACTTTCACATCAATTGGAACTTGACCAACAAGTGTAACTTTAGTTGTGAGTATTGTCATCCATACAATTATGCAGGAACAAGTCCTCAATTTGAATTACAACACTATATTGATTTTGTGTCCAAAGTTAAAAGTTATCTCAATGATGACGAAGAACTTATTATTAGCTTTACTGGTGGCGAACCTACTGCACTGCCTATATTTGATGACTTCTTAACATGGCTAGTTGAGCAAGGTGTGCAAGTAGGACTTACTACAAACGGTAGTAAGAGTATCAAGTTCTGGGAAAAGCACAAAAAAAGTTTTCGTTGGGTAAGTTTTAGTTTTCACAGTGAAAAAACAAGTATTCCTCACTGTGTTAAAGTGATCGATACACTATGGCCTTACACACTATTGGGTGTACGTATTATGATGCATCCAAAACAAGAATATTTTGACAAGTGTATTGAGTTTTTTAATGTACTTAAAACAGAGCCTAGGATGGGACAGTTTTTTGTTGAAAAAGTTCCTATTGTCTCAGATTGGCTAACTGAAAATGAAAAACCACATGTTTACACTCCAGAGCAGCAAGCCTTGATAGATGAAAAAATTGCTTTCAAACGTAAAACTGCCAACCCTGATGTGAGTTATGAACAGTACACAATGCCTATTGATGCTACAGCTATCTACCAGTTACTGGATGGTAGATACAAAGAAGAAAGTATCTTTGACACAAACGGATTGTACGCAAGTCAAAAAAATCAATTTAAAGGCTGGCAATGCAATGCAGGAATTGACGGACTATTTGTAAATGAACGTGGATTGATTGCGGGTGCAGCATGCCTTCCTGAGGAAAGAGATGAACATGGACGTATTTGGTGGCTTGGCAGAATTGATCAATCAGAGAATTTTACAATGCCTACAGAACCGTACATTTGTCAAAAAGAAAGTTGTTTCTGTAACACAGATCTAATATTGAGTAAGTTAAAAATATGAACAAACTGATACATTTTCCTTACAATTATCACGAAACAATCGCCAATGCATATGATCTTGAATTGGTAAAAGATGATGGTAATATTTTAATAGTTAGAGATCCGTTTGATGCTGCGTTTGAACAGTTGGTTGATCGTCTCGACGAAAAAGGAAATCCAGAGAATCTAACTATTGAAGAACATTTGTTCATTGAAAAGAACAACATGACTAAACAATTGGGTCTGGAACGAATCAGAGATATCAGAGAATTTGTTAAAACTAGAGATTTTGTTTGGTTCAGCAGTTATATTACTTGGCCTAAAATCAGTGCATTAGACTTGTATCCAAAAGAACAAACTGTTAATCATGAATCGTATAATATGAAAACGGTTAATCAAAAACTTTCTGAGTTTTTAGATGTAGAAGATAGAAATATTAGTGTAAACACGAGATTTGAAAGCAACATGCTGGACACCAGTTTACGTGCTGACTTTGCAAGTTGGAACAGCTTGGACTATGATCTTATCAATCATATAAAGATGAGATTGCAAGGAAGGAACATGTAATGAAAGATATGATTGTCTTTCCGCACTGTCCTAAAACAGGAGGTACAACACTAAAAGAGCGTTATAGAAATCATAATGATAACTTTAGTGTAGTAGATTTAGGTGATCCAGTAACTGAAGATACACGGGTTGTA